GGAACTTATTTGCGCGAGCCAGTAAACGATCAGTTCGTTTACGAAATGCACCTAAACAGAGTNAGNGCATACACTACGCCAGAAGGATGGCGCTTTGCATACAACAGATGGATAAGGGACAAAAAAGAGGACGATGAATTTTACGCGCATGTTACGGCGTCCACTAGATCGAACGAACACAATCTGCCGCCAGACTATATCGAATCAATGATGCAGACGTATAGTCCAGAACTTGCGGAAGCTTATATTGAAGGAAAGTTCACGAATCTTACTTCGGGAAGAGTTTATCGCAATTTCGATCGCAATTTAAACTCTTGCACGACAGAAGTTGAAGGACTAGAAACACTACATATAGGCATGGACTTCAACGTCGAGCACGGATCAGCGGTAATAAGCGTAGACAGAAAAAATGCGACAACTGGAAAAACAGAAGACCATATTGTAGACGAAGTTAAAGATTCATACGACACTTCCGTGACCATAAAATATATATTGGATAAATATCCTGACAATAAGATTTTTGTTTATCCAGACGCATCCGGCAACAAGCGATCAAGTTCTTCGACTGGAGTAAACACAAAAGGCGAAGCCACGAGGACAGACTTAGCGCTTTTAAGAAAAGCCGGATTTAAAGTTGTTGTGAATAATTCGAATCCGCCGATCAAAGACAGAGTTGGTGCTCTTAGTACAAGAATTTGCAATGCAAAAGGCGAGCGTTTTTATTTTGTTAATATTAAAAACTGTCCCGCGCATTTAGAGACATTGGAAAAGCAAATCTACGACAAGAACGGAATGCCAGACAAGTCAGCAGGGCTAGATCACTCCGGCGACGCAGCAGGATATACAGTGATTAAAAGGCATCCGGTTGTAAAATCTTCAGTTGGTTATTTGAGAGTTTAAGGAAAATAAAATGAGTAATAAAAACGATTGCGAAACAAAACACACCGGATATTTGCGAAGAGTTTACTCACGACGATCCGTTCGTGACTCAATAGACGGCTCCGATTCTGTAAAGCGCGCAGCAGAAGTTTATCTGCCTATGCCTTCCGGCATGGCGATAGACAACACGGCACCAAACATTACTAGAGGTTCTGGTAATATGGGTGAAATGACTCCCACAGGTTCAGTAGGCAATAACGCAGCCCCTACTGGAGCATATGACTCAATGAATGCGCCATACTATCACTCAAATCCGGCGTATAGGTCTTATTTGCAGCGCGCAAGATTTCCGGAAATAACCTCTCACGCATTAAGAGGGCTAGTTGGCACTGCTACTAGAATTCCTCTCGACATAAACATAAGTAAAAAGCTGGAATATCTGAAAGAAGCAGCAACCTCAGACGGGATGACGATTCATCAACTTTACGCAGAATTGTTGTCGGAGGTTCTTCAAGGCGGAAATGTTTCCTTGGTCGTTGAAGTCAATCCTAAGACAAATAAGCCCTATTTTATAGTCTATGTCGCGGAGACTGCTATNAATTGGGACATCGATATTGAAACAAGCGATTTAAAACTGTGCGTTTTTGAAACTATTGAGCGCGACGAGAACAACGAAAACATTTTCGACACCACAGCCACGGTAAGCTCTTGCTTGGTATATAACCTAGACGAAAACGGCGCAGTAGTGCAGACAAAGTTTTTAGACGGCGAGGAGACTGGGAAAAAAGAGTCCTCTTTGCAGGGTAGCAAGTTTAAAAAGATTCCGGTTGTTTACATGGGCGCTGTGCGAAACGATCCTTATCCTCAGACTCCGCCTCTGCTAGGAATTTCAGAAATTGCATACACAATTTATCGAAAAGATGCGGACTTGTCTCAGGCAGAATACATGACCTGCAATCCAAATCTTGTAATAACTGGATTGGAATCTGACGCCGGTATTCCAATGATTTTCGGAAGCACTGTGGCGCTAATTCTCCCAGACCCAGACTCAAAAGCGTTTTATCCCGAAACCGACACTAGCGCTCTAGACCACGTTAGCAAAAGCATTCAGTCGCTTTTTGAAGAGGCCATGATGTATGGTGCGTCTTTGTCTGGACCTGCTAAGAAGGGCGTAGAATCAACAGAAACAGTTGTGATGCGCGGCAACAACCAAGGCGCAACTCTGGTAGGAATGGTCAAGAATGTTGCCGAGGGATTAGAAAAAGCCTTGGTAATCGCGGGAGAATTAATGGGCGTCTCTGAGCGACCTGTAATAACTCCTTCGCTAGAGTTTGCTCAAAAGTCTTTGTCTCCTCAAATGCTAACGGCTCTTATTCAGGCTTGGTCAGCTAGCGGACTTTCAAAGCAAACTTTGCTGAGAAATCTCAAAGAGGCTGGAATTTTAAGCGAGGACGAAGACATAAAAGTAGAAATGGCGCGTATTGAAAGCGAAGGACCCGCTAGCGATGATGGGATAGATGAAACGCCAGAACAAATAGCAGCAGACCTTGCAAGACAAGAAAAGCAAAATCTTGAGGACGAAGATTAATGTCTACTCTCGCTGACAAATATGTCCGGCGTGGTATCACTCTTTTGCGAGCATCTGAGGGTGATGCCAATGATGCCGCAAAATTACTGGACAAAGTGAATTCTAAGATTGCAGAAAAAATTCGTCTTATGAATTTTGACACGCTTACGAAGAGAGGACTTGCAGCTTTTTTAAAAGAACTTGATTCTCAGCTAGANGTTTACTACACGAAAGAGTTGCCAGAAGAGCTAAGACTTTCAGCAATTGNAGCGGTTAAAAGCGAAGTAGACTGGAACGTGAAGACGCTAACTGGCGAGCAAGCAAAGATCGTTTCAATTCCAAAAAATCTAGAAATTGTAAAAAGAACTGCGTCCAAAACTTATCAAGGTAAAAGGATTTCTACATGGGTTAAAAGAGAATTTGCTAATCACTCTGATCAAGTAAACTCTATTTTAACAGATGGATTTGTTCAGTCTTTACCTAAGTCAGAAATTGAAGATAAAATAGCAAGACTGGTGGGAAGATCAAGACGTGACGTCCGCACAATCGTTCGTTCAAGCTTCATGCACAACGCCACGGAAGCGAAGGAAACTGTTTTCAATTTAAACAAAGACATTGTAGAAGGTGCCGTGTGGGTTTCTATTTTGGATAATAGAACGACTCCTCTTTTGTGCGGCGTGCGTGACGGCAAGCTATATGATAATGAACGAAATCCGGTTGGGCATACTCTGTCTTGGGAGTCCGGTCCTGGACGCCTTCACTGGAATTGTAGATCAATGTCGATACCTAAACTGGTAGACGTGCCGCTTTCGGGCACAAGAGCGTCGGTTGACGCGGGCGACGACTATGTTAGCGGCGACAACACAACGCGCACAGGCAGGGTAAGAAAACTTAGCAAGAGCGCCACAGAAAAGGGAACTTACAAGGTTGAAGAAAAAACATTGAAAACGAAATACGAGGGATGGTTGAAAGCTCAGTCAAAAACGAATATAGCATTTGTTTCAGACATTCTTGGTAAGAAAAATGCTAGGCTTTTCCGTGATGGTAAAGTCTCGCTGTTAGAACTAGGGCTTGAAAGTCCAGTAGCAAGACCTTTAAACAGAAACTCACTTTAATCAAAACAGGCAGACAAAAAATGTTTCCAAACAGACGTTCAAATAGAATTCAAAGAATGATTTCTCTCGGTATGCTCACGCAAGTGACAGAGGGTGGCGATGGTGGATCAGGCGGTGTCGAAGACGACGAAGTAAAAACATTTACACAAGCCGACATTGACGCGGCAATTGCAAAAGCGAACGAAGGCTCTAGCGGGCTTAAGACCAAGAACGAGCAACTTTTGCAGACAATTGCAGACAACAAGAGAGCGCTAGCTTCGATTGATGGCGTAGACGTTCCAGAACTTTTGGCTTTGAAGCAAAAAATTGCAAACGACGAAATTCTTTCTCTCCTTGCTGCTGGAAAATCTAGCGAAGCTCTTGAGCGACACACTGAGAGATTGACGCTCACCCACAATTCAGAAGTTACTGGATTAAACGAGAAGCTGTCTGCTTCTGAAAAGGCGTCCGCAACAGACCGAGCACAACTCCACGGCCTATTGATTGACGGCGAAGCGATGAAATCTTTTGTTGCTGCGAAAGGCGTAGAGACTGCAATTCCCGATATAATTCTTCGAGCGAAGCAGATTTTTAAAGTCGAGCGTGACGAAGCCACTGGCGAAAATGTTGTTGCAGCGCGTGACGCGAAAGGCAATCTCATTCAAGGCGAAAAAGGGAATCTCACTTTCGAAGAATGGGCGATTAGTTTGAAAGAAACGGCTCCTCATTTGTTCCCTGCGTCAGAAAGCGGCTATGGAAGAAATGGCAAAGGTGGCGAAGACAAAGGTGGCGATGCAGAATTGCTTGCAGCGGCAGAGAAAGGTCCGGAAGCCTTGAGAGAATTGAAGCGAAAAAGAAAAGAAAGAGCCTCTAGATAGTAATAAAATAAACGCTCGTTCAATGCACTAATTTTTGCTTGAACGAGCGTTTAAGCCTTTACATAGAGGGATATTTGTGTTACCTTATTTATTAATTGTTGAAGCAAAAGTTTATTTTGTTGGAGCGCGTTTAGGACAAACTCCGAGACAAATTTAAGAACTAGGTTAGGCCGAAGTCTTAAAATTTTCTTAAACAACATTTCTGAAAACAGAGAGCTATGCGAGTTTAGGACAAACATAGTAAAAACACATTCAGCTTGTTATTAGGGCTGGATTCCAAGTTTTTACTATGATACTGGAATCCACCTATTATTTTTAGAGGATTTCACAATGTCAAACGCATGGCAACAAGTAGGTTGGATCGCAGCCGAAGCTCTTAATCATCTCGAAGACGCTCTAGTTATCACACAGCTAGCAGCGCGAGACAAAACCGCAGACTTTAACGTAAAACCAAACGGCTACGCCGTTGGCTCAAGCGTGGACATCGTAACAAATCCTGTTTACGAGACTAAAGAATTCTCTGGCACGATTGACGTGCAAGACATTCGATCTGCAAAACGCACAATGTCCATTGAAAAGCACTTCGACATCTCTGTCCAAATGACAGCGAAAGAAAAGCGTTTGGACTTCACTTCATTTTCAGAAGAAGTAATCAAGCCCGCTGCATATGCAATCGCAGAAAGCGCGGATCGATACGTTGGTTTGCAAATCCTAAAGGCGGCAGGTCTTTACGTTTCTGCGGAAACTTTTGCAGACGCCGCAGACATGGCACTCGCCAAAAAAGCAGCTACTTTCCAGCAGTTGGCGGCTACGGGTCGGTTCGCACTCATTAACGACACGCTAGAAGCTCGCTTGCTAGGCAAGACCTACTTCAACACGTTCAACAACCGTGGCGAAGCGGGTTCACGCGTATTCAATGAAGGCGCTCTGGGTCGCGCAATGGGCATGGAATTCTTTAGCTCACTAAACGTGCCTTCAGAATCTCACACTCCCGGAAATGGCGCAGGCGTCACCAACACGACCGCTTCCACTAATCTTGTCGGAATGCAAACTATAACCACGGACGCTACGACTGGTGGTTTCAAGGTTGGCGATCGAATTGTTATTGCAGGCGTTCGTCGTCCGTTGATCGTTGGATCAATTGTTGCGTCAGGTGCTACTTCGATCCCTCTTGTTGATCCGATCATGGAAATTATCCCAGATGGCGCTGCAATTACCACCATTTCTAGCGGCGCTGCTTACACCGTTAATGGTGCGATCTTTGACGAATCTTCTCTTGCGTTTGCATCCCCAATGTTGGACTCAGCCTCCGACAAACCGACTTCAGTAGCCACGGCAAACGGCTACTCTATTCGTGTTGTTCAGGGCTACGACATGAACACCAAGAAAGAAACGGTGTCTCTTGATATGCTGGCGGGTGCTACGGCTTACGATCCTCGTCGCATCACAATGTTGGGCGATGCTAACTAGCACGATCCTTGATCTTCCCCGACCTTATTAATTTTAGGGTCGGGGCTTTTTAAACGAATGTTCACTAATATTTTTTTTACGAGGGCGAGAAAATGTCTAAAGTATACAATAAAGAAACTGGCCGCGAAGTAAACGCTCTGCCAGAACAAGTCAAGATCATGATCGACTCAGGAGAGTATGCTATTAATGCTCCAGAGTTAGAAGAAAAAGAAGAAGAAAAAGAAGTTAAAAAGCTAGGAAAGAACAACAAGTAGGTTTTAAACTGGCGAGTCAGTAAAAGGTAAAACAAATGTCTATAATCGGCTTGCCAGAATCCTACGCTTCTCTTGAATACGCAGACGAAATTAATACTTCTAGCGCTTGGCTTTCATCTTCAGAAGAACAAAAAGAAGCTGCTCTGCAATGGGCAAGAGTTTACATCGAAAAAACTTACAGAGTCATGTTCGATCAGTCAGCGCCTAGTAACGCTGTTAAGACAGCGAATTCAATGCTTTCAGAAAAACAACTTATCACTCCTTTGTTTAGCACTGCATCCGCTTCGCAGCCTGAAAGAGGGCTTAAATCGAAAAGAGTTAAGGGCGGTCCGGCAGAGGTCGCAAAGGAATACGACACCGTTCGTTCAAATTCTTGGTACGATCCTTTCCCAGAAATATCTTCGCTGCTAAATCTTGACGGTCTTTGCCCAATAAATAAAGGCGGAGCAAAATCAGTCGCAATGTTGAGAAGATAGAATGGGATTATTAGCAGACATTCAAGAAGGTTTATCAGAGGCATTCTTAGAAGACTTCTCTGACATTGTTACGACATTTGATTTTGTAGTCGTGACAGATCAAGGCGTCTACGACGCAGACAAAGACGCCTACACGCCCACGGAAGTTCTAAGTTCTTGCCGAGGAATTTTCAGTGTAGTAGAAAACAAAATTGTAGACGGTATAAACATTCTACAAAAAGACGAAATGGTAATTGTAAACGGCGCAGACTTACCCGCCTCACCATTCGTCGAACCACTGATAGGCATGGAAATAGTGCTTTCAAATAACGTCCGGTATAAAATTGTTGATCCGGGAAAAATAATGGGTGGCGACTCAACGGTAATTCTCTACAATATGCAGATAAGAACTAGCGGAAATGGTATTAGGTCTTAGGAGGTTTTATGTCTGCTGTAGCTTCTTTTCAAGTGTTAGAGGGTGACGCGGTTGGTTCATTGCGCATCCATTCCGGCGAGGGAGACTGGTCTGTGAGGACGGGGTACACCTTCACTTGCACGATGTGCGTCAAGGGGCACAGGGCTGAGCTGCTTGGTACTACGACTGTACCTAGTAGGCAGGAATTAAAAGCAATGCGAAAACTGTTTAAATCCCTCGGCATAACAGAAGTTTTTTACGAAATCAAAGGGCGAGAGATCACCCATAAGGAGCGAAAATGAACAAAGCAGAATTGTTAGCAGATCTATCAAGCAAGACAATCACACTAATTGGTAATGAATCTCTTAAAGCAACGGCGGGAAGCGTAAAGACTTATATTCAGTCTGTTCTTTCTTCTGAAGGCGTAGACAAAGCTAGTGATAGAAACATCGCTTTCGTAGTAGTAGACGAAGGCGAATCAACAGAAGCAGCGTATTACCGA